ATTTGTTTAGGACTAATTTTATTTACTTTAATTTCACTCATAATTTATCTATTGGAATTTGTATCTTATTACTACTATGCCTGATCCGCCAGCTCCACTTGTTAAAGGAGCAACAGCATCATTTGAAGCAGTTGCACCGCCTCCACCTCCTGTATTTGTTGAACCAGCAACTCCATTTTTAAGTGGAGCAGGTCCTCCAAAAGCACCTCCAGCACCACCTCCACCAGTTCCACCTGTTCCACCTCCAGTTTCACCACTATTACCACCACCGCCTCCTCCACCAGCATAAGATGTAGGACTTGTTGAAATTGAAGTTGTTGCTCCAGCTCCACCTGGTCCAGCAGGACCACCAGGATTTCCATTTGATCCTGCAACAGTTGCTCCGCCACCACCTCCAGAAACAGCAGTTGAAGTTCCAGGATTAAATACACTACCACCAGGATTTCCTTGAGGCGGACTTGTAGGAGGTGTATTTCCTGTTCCTGCTACACCACTGTCAGCTGCACCTCCACCTGATCCTCCATTACCTCCAGAACCACGACCACCAGCTCCACCACCTGCTGATGTTATTGTTGAAAAAATTGAAGGATTACCAACATTACCTATTCCACAAGTTGTTTTTGAAGCTCCTCCACCACCTACTGTAATTGGATAACCTTGTACTGAAACTGGTAATGACGTTGAAGAAGCTAATGGAGAAGCTGTCCAAGGTGCTCCTGTTGCTTTTGATTCTCTAAAACCTCCACCTCCTCCTCCACCTGCGTTACCATTAAGTCCACATGCTGCATTTCCACCTGATCCACCTCCTGCTACTACTAAATAATCGACTGCTGAGGAACCAGCTGGATTACCTGCACATGAAACTGTAAAAGTTCCTGGTCCTGTAAAAGAATGAATTTTGTAACTTCCACAAGTTGTAATTGTTCCGCCTGTTGCTGTTACGTATTTTGGAGTAATAAGTTCACTTAGTGTTCCAGTATCAATTACTCTCCATCCCTCTGTAGCATCTACATAAATTAAAGTTGCTGTAGTATTATTTGTATTTAATATTAAATCTGCAGCAGTTCCATTTATGTTAGATGAATTTCTGCCAACAGTTAAATTATTTGTAGCCCAAGTTCCTGTATAATCTGAAAAAGCAACTATATCTCCTGCCGAAGGAGATAATGGTAAAGTAGCTGTAAATGCAGTACTAGTTGTATCACAAAAATATCCTACACCATTAACAGCTGTAAACCCTGTTGTTTTTTTAGTTGTGTCCCAATTAACTGCACCATTGTATGTAGCACCAAAACCACTGGATGTTGCACCAGCTGCTAAAGTAACAGTATCACCAGAAGTACCAATAGTTAATGTTGTACTATTAGTTTGAGTAATAATATTATCTGCGTTTGCGTTTTGTATTGTATCTACTTTTAATATTCCTGCCATAATTTATCTATTGAAATTTGTATCTTATTACTACTATTCCACTTCCACCATTACCACCAGATCCATCTCCATTTGGAACACCTGATGCAGGACCTTCTCCTCCACCTCCACCTCCGCCCCCTGTATTAGCTGTTCCTGCAGAACCAAATTGAACATTCGGTGCTGAAGGAGCAGGACTTAAAGATCCAGATCCACCACCACCTAAACCACCCTGTGCATAAGCAGTTGGTTGTAATGTATTTGTAGCACATATAAAACTTCCACCACCCCCTCCACCTGAAAAATAATAAAAACCTCCAGAAGATTGTCCTGAAGTTCCAAATGCATTTGGAAAACCACCACCTACCCCACCATTTCCACCATATCCTGAAGAAGGAGTAGGAGCGGGGGAAGAATTATTTCCAGCAGCTAATGCACCTCCACCACCACCACCAGCTAAATTTGTAGAATCAGTTCCACCATTGCTTCCTTGAGGAGGACTTACTGGAGGTGTGTTACCAGTTCCCGCTGTATTAGGTGCCCCTCTAGAAGCTCCGCCACCTGAACCACCTGGATTACCAGATCTACCAATAGGTGTATTTCCACTACCACCTTTACCACCACCTGTTGATGTTATTGTTGAAAAAACAGAAGGATTACCATTACTTGCTGTAACTCCTGGAAAACCACTACCAGCAGGTCCACCACTTCCAACTGTAATTGGATAAGCTGTAGCTGTAACTGGTAATCCAGCAACACCACATGTTCTTGGTGAGCTTGGTCCCGCATTTGTATAAGTTGTTGCTGAAGCTCTCATTCCTCCCGCACCTCCACCAGCACCAGCTCCACATCCAGGTCCACCACCACCTGCACCTGCTACTACTAAATAATCTACCGAATTAGATCCTGTTGCATTACCAGCATTTGTTACTGTAAAAGTACCTGGTCCTGTAAATGTATGAATTTTGTAATCTCCGCAAGTGGTTATTGTTCCACCTGTTGCTGTTACGAATGGATTTATTACATCTGATACATTAGAAGTATCAACAGATCTCCATCCAGCTGTTGCATCGACATACACAAAACTTATTGCTGCGTAATTTTTAGAAATAAGTAAATCCGCTGCATCACCATTAATATTAGAAGAATTTCTTCCAACTGTAATTGCATTTGTTCCTGCTGTTCCATCATAATCTGCTATAGAAACTATATCTCCTGCAGCTGGAGTTGTTGGAAGTGTTATTGTTAATGTTGTTGTAGTTGTATCTAAAAAATAACCATTTCCTGAAACTGCTGTAAAGTTTGCAGTCTTTTTTGTTGTATCCCAATTAACTGATCCTGATCTTCCAAAACCTGATTGAGAAGCACCCACAGCTAATGTAACTGTGTCTCCAGAAGCACCTAATGTTAAAGTGGTTCCTGATTGTGGTTCAATTGCATTTACTTCTATTTTAGACATATTATATTACTACCAAAGTTCCTGTTACAGTTAAAGTACTTGTTAAAGTTACTGGACCTGCAAGCACTCCTGATTGAATTGTTTGTACTTCAGTAATTGATGTAGCATGTGTATTTACAAATGTTTGTGCTACCATTACAGGAGAGGGTGCCCACACTGCGGGTAAGGCACAAAATATATCTTTTATTCCTGATGAAAAATTTACTAAACTGCTTGTGTTTGAACTAGAGATAACTGAATCTCTTGTAAAGGTTGTAGCGTTCGTTACTGTTCCAATACCTACTTCCCACTGATTGCCTAAAGCAATCGTATAGTAAGTTGAGTTACCTGCTCCGATGCCAGAAGAAAAACTTTGAAAACCTAAAGCAGCACCACTTAATGTAACTGTGCCTGTGCCTAAGGTTGAAGTAGTTTCTTTGACTCTATCGTTAATAACGAACGCCATGAAACTACCTTTAAGCTATTCTTAATATTGCATTACCTGCTGTAAACGCTGGAAACAAAATTGTAAATGTTCCAGATGTTGCTGTTTTATCTCCACCAAAACTTAAAACACAAACTGCTTTATTACCAGCTGATGTATTATAAATTAATGCACCATCTGCTGTTAATGTTACACCTGTAAATGATAAATCAGAAAAAGTAATGATCGCTGTACTTGTGGCTAATGATACTTGTTGTCCAGCTAATACTCCGCCACCTGATGTATATTGTCCACCTGTAGCTGATTCATTTGTTGATGTATATATTGTTGTGTTTTGATCTAAAACTGCGTTTGATTGGAAAAGTGCAAGTTTAAATACTTGTCCAGAACCTGAATCGAAATCATGTACTGCACCTAAAAGTTCTGCTTTAAATGAATTACATACTGCTTGTGTTATTGCCATATATTGTACTCCTTATAGTTGTTATGGGGATGGTGATGGTACTTTGATTCGTAACACTCCATCCTGAAATTCGTCTCTGCGTCTTCTACCTGTTTGTTCCAACGCAAATCCTTGTAATGCTTCATTATACTTCTCTTGATACAATTTGTACATATCCATCGGACCTTTAAGATATGCAAAAGCTTCAACTAAACACGCATATAATAATAGTTCTGGTGCATTAATACTGATATAAGTTTCAGTATTCGTGGCACTTAGACCATCTGGTGTGTAGACATAATCTAAAGTTACGACATAAGTTGAATCTGGTGTAGGGGCTACTTCAATAGCATTTTCTCTAAAAGTTGCATAATATTTTGGAAATCCTGTTAAACCCGATGCATTATATTCAGTTATAAATGTATCATCTCTAGGTTCTAATGCTACTTGAACAGAAGAACTATTTGTAACAACCACGGAACGAACTATTAAAGCAACTCTTGTAGTAGTTGAGCCAGAAGATTGGTTTGTATTAGGTAAAGTTAAATATTTATTACCAGCTGTAAATGATGAAGTTGCATATTCTCTAGAATAATCTGCATCTGTGTTTCTAAATATTTTAAATTCAGAATCTCTAATAAAACCATTTAAAATAGTAGAAGTTAAAACTTCTGAACCTACTTCTGTGTAATCTCTAATTTTTTGTACTAGTTCTGCGTATGTCATGTTATAATAATTGTTACATTTCCAACAGCACTGTAAGCTGATCTGTTTGCATTAATAATATCTCCACTTATTCCAGGTTGCATTCCTACAGATAAAAATTGTCCTGGCCAAAAATATAAATCTAACTCTACTAAACATCCTCCACCAGGAACAGTATCTGATCTAGCATTTTTAAGTCCTTGTGGATCTGCTTTATGATGTCTTGGATCTAATTGAGGTTGTTTTGGTTCGTATTCACTAAAATGTACAAAAGAACCATTCCATTCTCTCTTCATTTCCACGTATGGAAATTGCATTCCTGATCTGTCAGAAATTGATAATGATCTTTTACCTCTTGCAAATGCCATTAAATTCCATCTCCAAAGTAAGAATAAGGTGAAATATAAGAGCTTGTTCTTTGAGAGTCTTCTTCTAAAGCTCTTTGTAACTCATCCTCATATATTAGTTTTAATCCTTGAACTCTATCTGGAGAAAACTTTTGTCCTAGATAGTATGCAAGTCCTGAAATCATACATGGTAAAAATCTATAAGGAACATTAGCTTGATCATTATAATCACCAGCATCTTGAATTCTACTAATGTAATAATACTTTAAATAAATGTATTGAGCACAATCTGGTGTTAAATATAAACTTATTTTTGGATTAGTTTGACGATCCACATAGTATTGTGAAGGTTGTCCTTGTTGTCCTTTATTAGGAAGAGCTGCATAAGCAGATCTATCAATTTTATCTAATGAAATATCATTAGTTGTTTCAGTTACTGTTTGAGCAGTTGAAACATAAGCTTCTAACACATCACTACAATCTTGTGGTGTATTATAAGTTGCTGTGCCAGCTGTAAGTAATTGTTCTTTAAGAACAACTTTCCAAAGATGAACACCTCTATTTCCCCATTCTGAAAATAAAATGTTTAAACTTCGTCTTGCTGATTTTATATTGTATCCGCTGTTAGTTCTTACACCACAACGTTCATAGGCTTCTTCAATAATATCATCTATGTCTAGATCGAATGTTGTAGTTCCTGAAGTAGCCATTAGACATTATTTTTTCTTAACGTTTTTAGAAACTTTCTTAGCACTAAATCCTTTTAACATACCTGCAACTTTTGCTGGCGTGTTTTTTGGAGTTATTCCTGCTTT